CTCTGCGGGGGTTCGAGTCCCCCGTGGCCCTCTGCGGTATGTCCAATGGATTTGACTCTTCCGTACTGGAAGAACTGGCAGACGAAGAGGCCGATACGACCGTCCTGCACGAGAACAAGGCCAAGGACGTCGTGGAAATTAGCCGCGGCAACGTGGTTGCCAACGAGGAGCAAGTGTTCCTCGGATACAGTGGGTTGCTGACGGGCTGGCTGTTCCCGCACGACAGAAACCTCAATTCTGTCTTGACAGGGCCTTCTGCGGGCGGCAAGTCGCTGGCTCAAGATTGCATCACCTCGATGTTGCCGAGTTCGGAGACGTATACGGCAACGGATAGCTCCGAGAAGGGCGTGCTCGACGACGACCGCTGGGAGGAGGCCCTGTGTGCGCCGCTGGACGAGTGGCAGAAGATTCCCAAGGCCGTGACAGAACTGATGAAGTCACTCGCTGGCGGCGCTGATGACCGCTACGAGTACGTGCGTTCTGTAGGCACGTCCGATGGAGCCGACGGCGCCCGCGAGGGCAAGCACATCATCAAGAAGGCTCGTCCGTATCAGTTCCTCTACGCGCAACACGCCATGGATCACGAGTTGAGCACTCGACTCGTGTATCTACCCGTGGACGACGATCGCACGATCCGTGAGGCCATCCGCAAGAAGGAGGCGGGCTATCAGAACATCGAGGTGGCAGGCTACGACAACGACTACGTCTACCCCACCCTCGAACGCGAGCGAGCACTGCGAAAACACGTTCGTGAGCTGCCCACCGTCACTGACGACGACGAGCATGAGCGTGGAGACAGTTACGCTCGCCTCCCCCCGTGGGTGGACGTCTCGACAGCGCCCATCTTCGACATGACCCGCACGGAGAGCAATCGTGTATTTGGCCAGGTCTACAACTTGGTGAGGGCCAACGCCTTGCTCAACCACGATCAACGAGGGGTCGTCGAGAAGGTCGTTGACGGGGAGACAGTGGGGTCACTGTTGGTGCATCCTCAAGACGTGGCGAACGTGCTCTCGGCCCGAGAGACGCTGCTGGCGACCACACACGAGTTGACGGCGACCAAGCGGGCCATCCTCGATGCACTGCGGGCGTACCAAGGGATTGGAGACAGCGGGGACGATGGCCGTGGCATCACGCTCGAGACGGTTCGCAACTATCTGGACGAGCAGACCGATCTTTCCGTGCCGCGCAAGCAGAAGCTCCGTGATCTCCTTGATGAACTATCCGAGCACTTCTACGTCTCTATCCATGAACGGGCAGGCCCCAATGGGTCACACCTCTACGAGTTCAACAGTCTGCGGACTATTGGTGTCCCACGGGTCACGAACTTGACGGAAGAGATGAACGCCGAGCGGATCGAGGAGTGCAATTCGTTGCACAACGAGGCGGGGTACGACGTCGATCTCGATGCCCCGTTCGATGGCGTCGAAGATCCGTTCCACGACCGTCCGTTCGGCCAAACGGTCGAAGCCATGCGTGACGAGTACGCTACCTCCCCCGCCGAGCGGGCGGCCAAGACGGCTGACCTGGCAGCCGATCAGCGCGAGGAAGAAAATGCTGAGAGCGATGAGGAATCCGAGAACGCC